GAAAGAACAGATGATTAACCTCCAGTACGAAACAAAAGCACTGGATGTCACTGAGAAAGGTATCGTCACCGTAGGGGTGAACGGTATAGGCATCGAGGACGCACAACACGACATCTCGATGCCTGGCTCATTCACGGACACACTCCGTGATGACATAGCGAAAATGCGCTTGTATCTCAATCATGACACACGTCAGCTTTTGGGCGTGCCATTGTCCGGCGAGGAAAAAGACAACAACCTCATCATGACCGGGCAACTCAACCTCAAAAAGCAGATCGGCCGTGACATATTGGAAGATTACAAGCTCTTCCGTGATGCCGGCAGAACGCTTGAACACTCAATCGGTGTCAAGGCTCTTGCCCGTGATGAAGAGGATCGCCGCAAAGTGGTAAGGTGGAAAATGCTCGAATACTCCACCCTGACCGGATGGGGTGCTAATCCTCAGACATTCCTTGTCGGGTTAAAGAGCGCTTCCGAGGACCAGATCAGAGATGCCGTTGAACTTATCCGTATGGCTTTCAAGCAGCACGGATATTCAGACGAGCGACTAAAAAATTACGATATGGAACTCAACCTGCTAATCAAATCCCTTGGCGGAGGTCTGGTAGTATCGTGTCCATGTTGCGGTCATCAGTTTGATTACGACAACGAGCCGGAACACACATTCTCGCAAGAGGTTCAGGAAGCGGCATCGGAGTTCGTATCGTCTGTGGCACGCAATGAGGCACGCAGACAGATGGAACGGTACCGCCCCGAAATCCAGGCGGAAGTGTCTGCTATAATAGACGGTTTTGCCGGGAGAAAGAAAGAACTTACCGAGAAGAGCATCACTGATGCCTTTGCGTATGTTCGTTGTCCCCATTGTTGGAGTCGAGTGTTTAGAGCCAACAGTATTCTCGCATCAGAGACTCCTACCGATAAATCCAAGAAGCCCGAAGACGAGGGTAAGGAATCGAACGATGGATCCAAACCCGAAGAAGAAAAGAAACCTGAGGGCAAAAAGGAAAAATCGAGTGTCGAACCGGCACCATCTCCCTCTTTCTGGGAACAACTTACCGCCGCAACAAATAAATAATCACCTTTTAATCATATTGCAATATGCCAAAATTAACAGTAAAAGAAGTGCAGGAGATTGTCGGTATAAAGACTGCCGGTCTCCCGGATGAGCAAAAACAGTTCGTCAGCAATCTCATCGGTGCGTTCACCGATGCAATCAACAAATCCGTAGAGGGCGTTCTTGACAATACCGCACTCAAAGAAGCGCTCAAGCCTTTCCAGTCTGCCGACGGGACGACGCTTGAATCACTCTCCAAAGAGAATCAGGAGCTTGTCAAGCAGGTTAAATCCCTGTCTGATTCTCTCGAAAAGATGAAGAAGCGTGGCATCGGTCTCGACTTCATCAGCAAGTTCAACGAGCGTTTCGACGAGATGTATGATTCGCCCAAGTTCCAGGACTTCATCAATGACCGAGAGAAATCTTCCGGAGCTTTCGCTTTCAAAGACATCTCCATGACCGGGAATTATACCGGTACACATCTTATCACCCAGCAGAGTGACCGTGTTGTCACCCAAGCCACCGATAAGAAACTCCATGTGCGCGATTTCTCAACTGTACTCCCCGGCGATCCTGAGTTCCCCATCTTCGCATTCCAGCAGATTGAGCATGTTGATCGCAACGCACGCTATGTGTCGGAAAACGGGATGCTTCCTGAATCGAGCCTCAAGATAACAGAGAAATCAGCTCAGGTATCCCGCGTCGGTCATCATTTCAAGCTCTCCAAGCGTGCCCTCAAATGCCGCACATATCTCCGTGGCTATGTCATGAACTGCCTCATCTCCGGCGTTCGTGACGCAGAGGACTTCCAGATTCTCTTTGGAGACGGTTCCGGAGACAATATCCTCGGCATCACACGTCACAAAGGCTGTATGCCTGTCGAGAGTATTATCTCTGATAACATCTTTACTGTTCCCGCCGGTGGCGTATATGCTATCGAGAAAGTTGAGAACGGACTCATAGTGGAACTCAAAGAGCCTAACGACCTGCTCATTGAGGGCCTGAAAGTGACCGGTGCGTCTGCTGTCACTAACACAGACCTCAACAAGACGTATGACGTTATCAAGCTCAATGACCGCCGTATCTTTTTTGAGGGGGCCACACTAGATGCCACCAATACCGATGCGCTCTTGGCGGCTGATGTGGCCGCACTGAAGCTGACTTTCAAGAACGGCGCTTATCAGAGCATTGAGTCACCCAACAGTGTCGATGCTCTTGAAACCGCCATCTCGGTGATGACCTACGCCCAGTTCGCGCCTACCGTCCTTGTCCTCAATCCGATCACCATCAATGCCATCCGTTGCGAGAAAGCGACTGACGGTAATCGCCTTGAAGTCGTAAAGGACATCAACGGCAATCCGGTAATCGGCGGTCTCCGTGTGATTCCTTATACCGGAATGCCTGTCGGCAAATACTTCCTGGGCGATATGCAGCGTGGCGCACAGATCATCGACTACACTCCGCTAACAGCTGAATGGGCTGATGACGTGAATACCAAGCTCAAAAATCAGGTTGTGCTGCTGGCGCAGTCTGAGGAAATCGTGCCGGTGTTCTGTCCGTGGGCATTTGCCTATGGCAGTATCAGCGCTCTCAAAACAGCAATCAAGAAAACAGCCTGACCATGAACTATATTCTTTCAGGCGATAGTAAGGACGTGGCGAAAGTCATTCAGGAAAACCGGATCCGGGTTGATAGGGGAGTGGTCAGCTTCACCCCCTATCAGCCAGAAACGGCTCTTGACAATGATGCCATCGAAACGCTCATCGAGAGCCATGACGCGATTACGAAGGATTGTCAGCGTATGGCCGTTGCACAGCATGAACTTGCGGAGATAATCCGCGAAATTCTTGCAAGCGCAATTGAGCATGGTTGTGTAATCTCAGAAGATCTTGCCTCACGCCTTGACAAATTCGGCATAACCGTTCCCAAAATCGAAGAAACAGCCGAAAATCCAGCTTTAGCCGTTCCCGAAAATGACGAAATGCCCCAAAATGAGGCAGATTCCGTTCCCGAGACTGTAGAAAATGAACTCATGGAAGATTCAAAGGATACAGATTCCTTGGATATGACAGAGGTTAACCTTGATGACATTAAGGTTGTCTCCGAGTCTGACAATAAGGATCTGCCGGAAGCCACCCCGAAGAAAAAGACTCGAACCAAGAAATCAGAGTGATAATGCTTATCGACTGCTCATATTTCACCGCCGGTCCCCGGCACATTCAAAATGCCACACTTGGCAGGATGCCCAATCCTAACGCCGAGGAGGTAAACGCCGCAATTAAGGCATATATCGCAAGGTATCAGCGGAAGTTCCTCAACGGGGTTGTTGGAGCAAATTTGTCCCGTGCCATAATATCATATCTCGAAAAGATGGATAAAAATTCGGGAACCGAGCCGCAGGCTGATCTTGATATGGTTATTGAGCAACTGCGTGAACCGTTTGCCGATTATGTGTTTTATCGCATTCTCCGCGACTGCAACACTCAGGCGACTATGACCGGTCTTGTGAGGCTCAAATGCGCCAATGATTATGTTGCGCCAATACGGCGTCAGGTCAGCACTTGGAATGGCATGGTGGATATGATAGCAGACTTCACCAAATGGTGCAAATCATCTGATTGCACTATATCAGGTATTGTAACCGCTTCTAATTTTCTCACGAAAATAAATGCACTAAACTTATGAAGCGTAGTCAAGAGATAATCGAGATATTCGCCGATGTGGTGAGTGAGGTGTCAAAGGAATGTTCTATTACTGTGACATCGCATCTTACCGGTGGAAGCTCTATGATTGATTGCCCGAATATTCATTATGTGTTCGGCAATAGCCAATATGTAAAGGATAATCTTGACGAACTGAGTAAAACTCCTGAAGGGAGTGATATTAAGTTCCCCTTAATCGCCCTGTTTTGTCCTTTCGAGGAAAAACGTGATTCTCCCGATTATTTCAGTAAGGCTACCGTAAACGTGCTGATTGCCACGTCCACCAGCCGGGAGTGGAGCAATGAGGAGCGGCTATCTTTGTCTTTCCGTAACATTTTGCGCCCGATTTATAAACGGTTGCTTGAAACGCTCAAGAAAGATG